CTGACCGCCGTTCTTGGACACCTGGACCACCTGGGAGATGATGAAGCGCACAACGTCCATCCATGCGATGGCGCTGGCGAACGAGAAACCGGCGACGATGGAGTTCAGGGACTGAGACTCCAGCTGAAGAGCAACGCTTGACAGAAGACCTGACATTTACTATCTGATACGAAAAAAAATATCGGACGGGTCCCAGGGAACGACAGTCAGCCGCTCGTCGGCTGACTTCGGCGAAGCTTCCGAAAATCCCTCAACCTCCTCATCCGAATCACTGGATGATTCCCCTGGGTCCTCCTCTTCATAGTCTTCCTCGTAGACTATGAAGGAGTATTTCACCTTTGGCTCGAGCTCTTCTTCCTCCGAGTCCATCTAATTTTCTCTCTGTTTGTCTACAGCGGATTTCAACGCACGTTCTGCTGGAGACTCAGGCTCCCAAGCATCCCATGTGTCCGCACACTCGTTCATATTATTTGCCATCTCGTCTGACCCTTCGTACTTGACCCACACTGGGTCCTCTTCCTCGTCTTCCTCTTCTTCCTCTTCCTCGTCAGACTCGTCCCAAACTTCGGGATAAATAGGACCAATCTGTTTGCCTGTAACATTTCGGGCTGCATACATGAGACCCAGCCGCATATCTTCCGCTAGAATGACGTCGCGCCCACAGGACTTGGCATAATGGGCTGCAAGAACAGTTGCCGACTCGAGAACAGGTATCATGATATCCAGTGCCGCATCCTCCATTTTTGAATTTTAAACCAAAATTAGTTTTAACTGGGGACTCTTGATTTTTTTTAATTTTAAACCAAAATTAGTGGAAGTTTGAGAATACCACATGGGCTGAAGAATCTTTCACCTCGAGAAAATTGTAATTTATTCCGTAAATTCGTATATACCTGTTGGCTGTGCTGGGGTTCAGGGTGAACTGGAAAATTTGATTCTTAATCTGGGACATGTTCACGGCTCCTGAGGGGTCATCATAGAGTTCGGGATCGAGACTGAACGAATACATGTAAAAAATTCTACTTGGAACACGGGTATGGTACTCGAGCGGCTGAATCACGCGAAGAAAGACGGGCAGACCCACATCCTTGGATATACGTTCAGTCGTATTAAAATTTAAAATAAGTTGACTGAGCTGTTCAAATGTCGTTCCGTTTGACATGTATGTGCCGTTGGTTGTATAATCGTATCCCAGAGCTGAATCATTCTGAAAAACGAAATAAAATTGTTTTATTGGGTTTAAAAACTCCCCTAAACACTGAATCTGTTCAACACCCTGGGGTGCAAAAAATTCTTGACGCTGGACCTGTTCTATGGGATAAATCTGAGGTTTTGAATTGATGTGCGAGATTTCCTCATCAGATATGTACGTATACTCCGTGTCCAGGTAAGCATAAAATGGAGCTACTACATTCACTGGTGGATAGGTAAAGACAGTCGAGGGGTTCCATACAATTTTAAACGTCACATCCTCTTTGAATGCACACAAAGGAAGACCGCGTCTGAATAGATAAAACGGGAGGGGAATTGTATAACTTGTGTTCACAGGAACTGGTTGAATGAGATATTTTCCAAGGAGATTTTGGAGTGCTTTCTGTTTTCCTGTTGAAACTGTTAAATCAAATTTCATTTCAAGGTATTCTCCGTAAATTCGTTCGATAAGTTCAGAACCTATATACAAATCCACGTACTGAATCATAAGGGTCCCGACCGAGTCGAGAACCTGTACTCCGGCACCCAGAGCAGGTGGGAAAACTTTGAGGTACATGTTTGTGATGAGATCACCGGCTCTGGGAAGCACGAGTGTCTTCTCAGCTCCGAAAATGACCGTATTATCAGCTGGAAATTGAACCCTGATGACTCTTGAAGAAAAAAGAGTCTGACCTACATATTTTTCAACAAAATATGTAACCTCCGGGTCTGAACTCAGGTAAATATCCTCTTGACCGAGGTATGACAAACTGGCTCTACCAGCCATCTCTAGTACATTCTGGGATTAAAAATCGTTCGAGTTGAACATGAGTCCGGCGATACCGTTCTTTATACTTAAAATATTGTAATTTATTCCGATGACTCGTAATTGTTTTGGACTCGAATAAGCATTGGTATTGACTCTAATAAAAATGTCGCGAATACGACTAAAATTCACCTGACCGTACGGTTTGGGTGTATTCGCCTGATTTGTAAAGGAGTACATGTAGAAATTCCTGGTTGGATAATTTGTGTAATGCTCGAACGGTTCTATCGAGTTGAGATACAGTGCATCCGTCACATCCGCTGTAAATGCTTCGGATGCATTAAAATTCATCGCCAGACTGTTTAGGTCTGAATATTGATAAGGTGTTGTTCCGTCCAGCTGTACAATAAAAAAGAGTTCACGAATTGGGTTGATAAATTCCAGGTTAAAAATTGCTGATGTAAATTGAGACGCCAAATCAAACTCTTGGTATTGACACTGTTGAATTAAATAATCAATTTGAGATTTCTTGAACCAATTAATCTCAGGTTCTGCTAAATAGACGTATTCGGTAATGATTGTTGCAGTGAGTGGTGCGATTACATTAGATGTGGGTACGGCTGTCAATTCTTGAAGATTTCTAAATGTGATGTGAACCTCGACGTCCTGACGACCTAGAGCCACTAGGGGTAAGTATAGTCCTGGATTTTGAAAAAAATAAAACGGAAGATTTACGAAATAGGTTCTACCAGGTGGATAAACCTGGTAAGTGGTGTCATACTTTCCTGTAAGCAACTTTAGTCCTGGTTGGTTTTCGTAGGGGACATACAAATCATTATAAATTTCAATAAATTCTCCAGTCAAGGTTTGAATCGTCTGCCCGCCAATGATCAACTCTGCGCGATTCACCATCCATGTCCCAACCGAGTCGTAATAGTTATAACTGACGGATGGAATCACATTCGAAGCAACAGGATAAACTGAAATGAAAGTGTTTGAAAATATATTTGTGGTTGATCCCACCTGATCGGTTGTTATAGTGATGGGAATGTCCGTAGCAGTCTGAGTCACACGATACGGAACAGTTACCGTGTACTGCGGGAAAAGACCGCCAATCGTAAAGTTGTATGTACTGGTTCCGAACGTGATGCTTTTCACGTTATCCGATGATGACAACACAGCCGTCAACATATACGTCGCAATATTCGAAAATTGAAGATTTCCGGTCGTCTGGTTGACTGATATAATATTGGAGTTTGAATTAGCTGGGAGACTGAAATTTGTTGTAAAATTCAAAGGGGTGTTTAAATCTATACTCTGAACTTGTGTCGACGGTCTAAATAAAAGACCGTTATTGGAAAGCACGGTTTCATAACCTTTATAAGATTGACTTGATAATTGAGTAATTGAATAATACGACGTGTTTAATATGGTTATGGCTGAATCGGAGTACACGTTTGTATAATACTTTTGAGTCGTGCTTGTAACCACAATAGGCATGCTAAATGCGATGGTAGGATCGCGACCCTGGAGACTCAGGGTCGTGTAGGCGTAATCTGGGGTTGGCGATCCGGTGTTCCATACGGAAACATTCGCCACGTAATTGATGGGTGATTGCTGAAGATAAATGACACCTGACAGTAACCATGTTCCGGTCGAACTAAATGTCATTGAGTGATCCGAACCCAGTGTCACTGTTGTGTTTTGGGGCGGCACGATGTTTCCAAAAAACGGAACTATATTACTTGAAACTGGTGTATTCGTATTAAACATGTACAGATCATCTACGGGGGTGACTGTCAAATAAGTTCCTGCTGTAAACTGGGTCACAGCTGAAGTTGTGCTTGCATAGAAATAATATGTATTTGATGTATTTGTTACATTGAGGGGCATCAAAAGAGGCATGGACGGATCGGGTGAAACACGGAAATCACACGAGTAGGCAAATTGGGGCACGACTGGAATTCCGTTTGGGTAGATATTTTCATTTGGATCAGAACCATAGGAGATGTTGAGAACTGAACCTGCACCCAGTGAAAATCCTGCGCGGACTATATAAAAACC